TTTAAAATAGTTTTAATAATTAATAATCAAATTCGTCTGTGTCATCTTCTTCATCAAAGTCTTGTAACTCTGGTGTAGCTTCCACAATCATAGATGCTTCTATATGTACATCCACATCTGGTGTAGTCTCTACAGGGATACTAGTCTGGTTAGGATTCTCAGTAATAGTATCATCTACAAAGTTGAAAGACAACTTACGGATCTTTCTAGCTTTCTTACCCTTCAATGTTGGGTGCTGGAACATCTGTGTTACTTCCCACTTTTCAAGACCATACTTTTCCTGAATACCTGTACGGTCAATACCGTTATCTAAGTCTTCCAGAATCATAGATACTGTAATAGTTTTTGGTGTTACTGTTTTGTTAGAGTTTGAAATTTCTGTTTGTGCAGTATTACCGTTTGTGCGTGCTTCAATCATTTTTTTAAAATTTAAGCGGTTAATCAATAAATATTTTAGACCAGTCTAAGGGCATGGTCTCTCCCTTTAAGTGATTACAACGTGAGCCAGCTGTCACATCATCTAAAGAATTAAACGAAATCATAGTTTCATCTTCCTCTCTAAATATATAACCAACAGCGTCAGCATTAGCGCATGTAATTTGCTTGATCTTACCAGTCAAATCAAGGTCCTTTACAGCAACCTCTTTGCCTTTCTTCTCAAGCATTTTATCCTTCAAGTGTCCAACCAAGATCACATGATCCGCTAGCTTGTTCAATCTGTCTATCCATTTCTTGTAGGCTATACGTAAGTATAAATAGCCAGCGCCATTAGGCAATGATAGGACTGATGCACCAGGGTTCTTTTGATCAAAGTTCTTACCCATAGGAGTTTGCATGTACAATACTTTTGCTTCAGCTTCACACCATTCCTCAAGCTTTGAAATAGTGTCAACAGCAATATACTTGTACGGCTTTCCCTCTTTGATGATTGCTTTACCAACCTCTCCAAGTTCTTTCAAGTTGTTAACTTTGACTTTTAGGGCGTCAACCATATCAGAGCCATCCTCCAAGTCAATAATCAAACAATCTTTTAGTTGTGACAATACTGTAGTCTTACCTATCTTAGGTGGACCATAGATTATCATGTTCTTAGGCGACTTACGGCTCGCCTTTACCACAGTTTTTGGTAGTTCCATAATTAAAATATATATCTAATAGTGTTCCAAGGAATAATACTCCTGTGCAATTCTTTAAACTGCTGTATAAACTTACCCTTGAATTCAAGTTTATATCTCAGGTTCTCGCCACCATACTGTGACGTCTTAATCTCTTGTATATCCGGTGTCCATAGTGTTACTTCAGCATTTGGGTGCCTCTGTAAGTTGACTTTGTGCTTTTTAAAGTTATGTGTAAGGAAGATAACTTCCGCTAGCACTTTGTCTTTATAGAGCACAGCATCATTCAGGTCTTTGAATAACTGAGCGTAGTCATCTAACCACCCGTCATACACTATGACAGGACTAAAGTTGACATGTACATCATAGCCTGCATCTACAAATCTATTGATAGCATTTATCCTATCATGTATCTTTGAGGTGTTAGGCTCGTGTATGTCTGACATCTTCTGCGGCATCAGACTAAACCTTATACGTACTTTACCTTGCGGATTATACGTAAGAAGATTATTGTTTACATACTTAGTAGCAAAACTAGCCATAGCAACCGGGTGAGTTCTAAAGAATTCAAAGATGCGTCTCCAATCGTGATACTTAGCATGCAATGCAAAGTCTTCGTTACAGCTTATATCATAAGTTGTGTACTCTGCATGAGTTTGATTAGGTTTATCTACTGGTGTAAAGTATGCGTGATTGTTTACCTCTGTAAGTATATCACCTATATTCTTTGCAATAGTCAAACCATCAGGCTTGTGTCGTTTCATGTAGCAATAACTACAATCATACAAACATCCGTGACCAAAGCTAGGTGTGATAAAATCTGTAGACCTACCAGACGCTCGTATGGTAAATGTCTTTCTAGTAACTTCAGTTATCACGTTCTTTCTTTAATAGTAAATGTAGACATATCTGCTTCATACCCAATCATACCAAGTAAACCATCACGGTTCTTCTCCATATGACATGCTAGTAGACCTTCAGGGTTCTCACCGCAGTATGAATCTGTAATACCATACAAATCATAAGGCCTATTAAGTATCATAACAACATGCGCATCTTGACCAATAGAGTCACCCCCAAACAAGTCTGTTAGTAGTGGCTGATACTGATTCTTTGCACGATGCTCTTGTTCTATGTTACGGTTAAGCTGAGATAGTAGTATATTAATAACACCAAGCTTAGACTGCATCCACATACATCCTTTAGATATAGTGTTAAGTCTACGAAGCTCTGTCTCTTCATTACCCCGGATCAAACGTGAGTGGTCAAACAAGTTGATAACTGTGTGATTAGGATGCTGCAAGAATAGTTCTTCGTTAGTCTGCATGATATACTCCATTGTCCTAGGTATGTTGTTAAAGTAAATAGGATAGTGTCCATACTTCTGTACCTTAGATGCATAGGTTTTAAAGTCTATGTCTGACAATGGTGATTCTACAGACAATAAGTCTGCCATTTGTTTCTTAACATCCTTTGAAGCGCTACGCATTACCTGTTGGTAACCGGGCATCTCGAATGTCCAATACAATACTATAATAGACTTAGTAGGATTAGTATCTAGTACATCAAATACAAGTTGATTACTGAATGCTGATTTACCAACACCAGGACGACCTGCAATAACATACATCTTACCTTTCTGTAAACCACCTAGTAAGTTCTTGTTTAAGCGCTTCCATGATGTAGCTAGCACATTACGTTGACCAAGCTTAGCTTGTTTAACTATAGCAATGGACTGATTGACTGCTTTGTCTATCTTTTGAAATCCTCTATCTTTGAATACGTCAGAGGCGACGTGTGATTCTGGTTTCTTCTCCTCCATTTTCGTCTATATTTAAGTATTTTTCCCAAGTATGATTATTTAACCACACCTCCAATTGTTGCATGTACTCAAGGTTGTTACGTTCTACCTTAAGTTGTGTTCGTAATAGGCGCATAATCTTTTCGTGCATAAATCTTTTTGTACCTACGATTCTACTATACCTAGCCTTTGCTTTAGCATTAGTCTTGAGATTAGGATCTGATCCGCGTAAGATGCGATAGCTACCTGTTTTAGTTCTTACTTTAAGTGGGTAAGTACTGACGAGCTCAGCAAACATCTGGTCAAAGTCACTAGAAAATAAATCAATAAACTCTTGCCTAATAATATGTTTATCCGGGGTATCTCCAAGCTTAACAAAGCCTTTTGATTGTAGTTTCTCCCAATCAGGATTTATCTTCAATTGTTCTAGAGTCTTAAATCCTTTCCTATAAATAGCATACAATGCCAAATAATCATCAGCACTGATGTCATTTTCAATAAGCAATTCTATGTCAATTTGTATCTGCATATCTCTATAAATTTACGAAAAATGTGCCTGATTATCAAGTTAACCAGGTCACATTATCTAGATTTTTAACACTACTTTTCAACCATTTTTCTTCCTGACTGTCTTTGACATACAAGATAAATATCTGGCCTATCTTACCTTCTTGGTATCTAACAATTCTACCTACACGTTGTATCATAGTTAATGACTTACTAGTCAAACCACAAATTACAGCCATGGTAGCATCCGCTACATCAAAGCCCTGGTTAAGCGCTTTAGTAGAACATAGTACAGGCTTATCTCCAGATCTAAACTCTTTCAATGCTTGCTCTTTCTGTTTCTTAGTCTTACCACTATGGTACACAGTAGAGAATGTCTCTGTAGCATCTGCAAGTTTATTAGTAAACTCATTGCTACCCCCAAACACAAGTATCTTTTCGCCTATGTTCTTGATAACAATCTTTTGTAGCTCTGCAATCTTACCATCAGCATGGTCTACCACAGCTTTACGTGCCCTAATTGCACGATAGAACTGTGCAGCTGCTGCCTTATCTTGATTACTAGCGGTATGCTTACCTGAGCCCATAATATGCCGAGCTCTGTCAAATGCATCAAACTGTCCAAGTATGTATTTAGCATAAACAAATGTCTTGTTTGCTTTATCATACTCTTGCTTCTCCACACTTGTAAGCTCAATAGGTTTACATATAATCTTGTAAGGAGATACTAGTCCTAGTTCTACACACTTATCCAGATCAATACGATAGCACACAGGTGCTAACTTGTACAGTATATCTCTATACTCTATCTCTTCTGGGGGTGTAGCGGTCATGCATAGTAATCTATTCCAAGTATTGTTCTCAAAGAACTTACGATACTCAGGTGATAGACCAAGATGCACTTCGTCACAAACAACTATATCATAGTGTTCGTTCTCTATTTTATAAGCAGAGGCATAGCAAACTATATCTACTCTGTCTAAGACATGCTCATAGTCCCACTTAGAGAACTCGTCTCTAAACTGTGCTTGTAGCTGTGTAGTTGGGACTAAGACAATTGCTCTAGCATTGTCGGTAGCATCCAAAGTTTTCCCAGCTGCAATAACACCACAACGGGACTTACCAAAGCCTGTACCAGCAATGATAGTACCAGTAAACTTACGCTTAGCCCAAGCATTAATAGCTTTCTTTTGCTCTGTGTCTTTTGTTTTAATTAGTTTAGACATTACTTGCATTTCCATAAGTTAACTGTTCTCTCTGTTGCTGAATCATAAAAGTCACCGGCATGTTCTACTAAGCCTTTTTCCCGTAACTCAGAAACTCTACCAGTGACTCTATTTATATCCCAATCAAGATGTTTAGCTATCATTCTATTAGTAGCTTGTTTCAAATCAGTTGATAAAACTTTTAACACTTGAGCTTGTCTTTTACTAATTACTCCTTCATCATACAGCTTTTTGTATGACTCTATTGATTTACTATTCATAACTGCCTTCGTGTTTAGTTAATATATCTTCTTCCAATGATTCTATATCCACAAGATCTGTATCCACTAAAAAGTTAAGAACATCTACTTGTACTAGCTTACCATTTCTTTCTGTTAAGTTAGCCCATATGTTGAATATTCTAACTTCAGCTCTTGCACCAGGATGTCCTGGATCTCCATTATTTGTATAGTGCACAGCTGGTTCAGGAGCGGTGTATTCATAGTCAACAACTACGTGCCAACCATTATCTAATTCTATAGTTAATTCCATTAGTTTATATTTAATCCGTTAATAATTATCATTGCTGCAAGTAGTACAATCATACTTACAAACCCTACAAAAATTGCAATTAGGTTATAGTCATATTTAGGTTTTTGTGGTTTCATGTTTCTAATACTTTGTGAATTTTAGATATTTGTTTTTGCAACACATCTAATTCTGTTTTTAAATATTTATTCTCTGTTACAATAGCATCTATGTAGTCTATTGTGTCATCTTCAGTTATTTCAACTTTACCTTCTTGTACAGCATACTCACACAACTCATAAAAATGTCTATACATCATATCTGTTTCCATAAGACTATCATGATGTTTTACATAGTATATTGCACTAGAATGGTCCCGTTTAATAAACTTAGCTATTGATGCAAAAGGCATATACAGAGTCTTACGTGCAAGTACACAAAACATACGCCTTGCATCTACAACTTCACGACGCCTAGTAGGGCCTTTTATATCATTGTAGTTTGTTTCTGTAACCTCTGCTATAAGCTTTAGTATACTGTGACAACGTTTTAAGTTGTTTATATTATAAGCTGTTACTTTTCCCATGATTTACTAATATTTGTGTCTGCCTTAAGCAAACCGTTAGTTACTACTTTTAATGCTGCCTCTTCCATAAGCCTAGTCATCTCTGTTACCCAAGTCTCAGCATAGTCAATCTTACAGATTGTATCTATCTGGTCATGAACAGTCATAACTATCTTAACCGGGGCATTAGTTTCTTTAATGTAGTTCCTTACAAGTATCAAAGCTAGCTTAGTCATATCAGCAGACGCACCTTGTATAGGTGTGTTCTTACTAGCACGTTCTATGCTACCAAGTTCAAATGCTTGACTTTTCTCTTCATAGATACGAGGATACCAATTTGGGAACCAACGACGTCTGTTGTAAGGCGGAAAAGTCTTGATGTATCCATACTTTTTACCAAAGCTGCCTAGCTTATCTAAGAAACCCCCAATAGATGGGAAGGCTGCAAAGTATTTATCAATTAATATTTCTGCCTCTTTGATACTAATATCAAGAGTGTCTGCAAGCTTGTGTGGGCCCATACCGTAAGCTAGTCCAAAGTTAATAGTCTTAACATTTGTACGTAGCTTGCCATGTTTAGGACACTTACACTTACTTTTGTTCTTCATATAACTGCAGTTAGCTTCAGCTGTGTCTATCCACTCTTGTCCATATACAAGGTCAGCACATACACTGTGCAAGTCTTGTCCTTTTTCAAGAGCATCTATCCATACAGGATCTTTAGAACCAAATGCAATAACATTTAGTTCCTGAGAAGAATAGTCACTGCTAACAAAACACCAGCCGTCAGGAGCCAAAAAACAATTGCGAAACTTATTATCAGCAGGTATCTGTTGCATGTTGGGCTTTTTACTGGCCACTCGACCTGTGTCAAGTATTTGATTAAATTGTGTATGTATCTTACCATCACTAGATATAAATTTAAAGAAGTCATTACCATAAGAAGTAGCCAGCTTCATTTTCTCCTTGTACTTAACATACAAATCAATAATCTTATGCTGACGTCTGTACTTAAACATCTTCTTACCGTTAACGTCTTCAAGTTCAGGGACTAGTTTCTTAAATACTTTCAATACTTGAGTAGGGCTAGTCCATTTGACCCCGACTTTACGTATTTCTTCAGTAGGAGTAAACAAGTCGCCCTGGAGGTAGTCTAGCACAAAATCAGACAACTTATCGGTAACCAAAACTAAGTTATCTAAATCATCACGCATAGCCAAGGCTTCTTGTTCACTAGCTTTCGCTATCACTTCCCACTTATCTTTATCAATATCAATACCGTTGTACTCTATATCAGCGAATGCTAGTACAGCCTGATTCTCTAAGTCAACTACCTCTTGTAGTTTAAACTTTTCAATCTTTGGTAGCTGTAGTAACCTAATCTTACATAAGTATTCTACATCTTTAGCACCATAAACTATCTGGTCATCACGATAGGCCTGTCCTGATAAGCCTATAAATTGGTTTCTTACTTCTTTGTTCAGCTCTACATTTAAGTATCGCTTACACAAATCCTTCAGACCATAGCCTATGTGACGACCGCATGATAGTATTCGTTCTACTAAAAACGAGCAGTATATTCCTTCACACTCTATGTTTGCCCACTTCTTAATAAACTTGTAGTCAAACTTAGCATTGTGAAATATCTTTATGATGTCTTTATTTTCAAGTATATCTCTTAGAGGTTCTATACTTACGAACCTTGTATCTATAACAAATTGGTTATCTTCATCCCCAATCTGAAACATAATCATCTTTTTACATGTAAAGTCAAAGCCCTCTGTCTCTGTATCTACACCTAGGACTGTCTTAGTTGAACAGTAATCTACAACATCTTGTATTGTGCCTAGTTTATACGAGTCGCTGAGACTCGTTGTCTTTGTTACGAATGTTATCATCTGTAAAATCTTTTAAGAATGTATCTGTAAACTCTAGTAAGTATTTTGCATATACAGTAGACATCTCTTGTCCTTGAAACCAAAAAGTAGGTTGGTCATTCTTAACTGCTATGTCGTAAGCTATTCTAAGAGTAGCCATATGTCCTTCTTGCATTGCTGCATATAATTCTTTCATCTTTCCCATAGTATTGGTTTTAGGAGACAACAAAGGGGCACAAGGCCCCTTCATCATCAATTTAAACAATTGTGTGTAATTTTAAACTACTTAGTCTTTACAGTCTTAGTAGTTTTGTTTTTAGACCCTGCAGGTCTTCCACGTTTTTTAGTCTTTTTGGTTTTTGGTAAAGCCGTGGTAAATAGGTCAATAGTAATCTGTTTTTCAGTTACAGTTACATTGTGAGATGCAGATACAGTAGCCACTACTTTACCTGCCTTTGTTATTAATGTGTTCATTTTCAATGATTTAGATAATTATGTAAACTTATTCTTTATAATTGTTAACAAATATAGTAAAAATAGGTATACCAAACAAATGATATACCTATTTTATTTATATAGTTAATTATGATAATATCTCTCCTGTAGATACATCTACCTTCTGGATAGAAGGAGTTTGCACAGGTGCTGTATCAGCAGCAAGATATACATCTACTGGCTCATTAAATACGATAGCTGAACGAGTGAAGATGTAGTCTCCATTGTGTAGAATGAAGTCTCCGTCTCTACCTTTACGCTTAGCTGAAGTATTTAAGTTAGCTCTTTGCCAATCAGTTGGCTCAGTAGTTTCTACGATTTGAACTCGTAATGGGAACTCTTGTCCTTCAAAAGAAGCAACAGGATTAAGAATGTTTACAACAAGTATTTCATTACCCATGTCATCCATTTCCCAAGCTTGGTCATCTCCTACTGAGATACCAAGTGCACTCTGTACATCAGCAGGTGTAGCTGGTTGCCACGCTCTACGTGCAGAGTTTCTACTAAATCTGTTATCAGATTGATTAAATACGAATGCTGCGGACAAGCCGCGCGATCCTTCTTTTACCTCTGCCAATTCCATTTGGACAAAGCCACCTTCAATCTTTCTGAATCTTGTAAGTAAAGTT